GTTTAATCCGGATGGGAGTAAGGAATTCCCACCGGGGATATACTTCATGCGGCATGGGGAGACGGACTCGGTACAAGAGGCGCGGGCTACAGCACATCAAAAAGCGACAGCTCAACTCGTCGCGCATGTAAGAGCGGGGAAATGGAAAGAGGCTAAGGAGACGGCCAAATCGGCGGTCGGGAATGGGTTATTAAGCGAAGAGGAAGCGGGAAATGCCGTGGATCTGGCGTTACCTAATGCCGATGACGCAGAGAGGTTACCAGCAGACCAGTTGTTGAGCGCGGTAAGCGCCGCCGGTCCGCAAAAACAGCAGGAATTGTTACCCGTGTTGCAGCGCAGGTTAGGAACGATGCAGGATATGAGTCCGGAGGCCCAACAGGCGATCCGAACCCATTTAGGGAGAATCAGGTCACAGGCGATTACGCCGGTGGTGTCGCGGTAGAAGGCGGCATAGGCGGCATAGGCGGCATAGACGGTATGCCAGTTTGGCCTGGAGGCGCCATGACGGGAGCGTTAGGGTCGAACGGTTTCGGCATCGGCGTCTGCGCGACTGGAGTTCCAGGCTGAAGAATGTTGGCGTCTTGTAACGCCTGCTGGACGGCTTGATTGCCAAGATCCTCGCCTTTCAGAGTGACCGCAACACTTCCCTTGATCGGCGGTTTAGGCGGTGGCTGCTGTGCCAGTTTCCCCTGGGCCTGACCGTATAATTGCACGTTGTCGTACGCGTCCGGATTGACGTCTTTTAGTTCGAAATTAACGGTAAGGTATGCCTGGACGAGCTGTTGCATAAAATCGTGATCGTCTTCCCAGTCAGGCGTGATAGACGGTTGGGGAGGACCGGGAGGACCGGGCTGTCCGGTTTGCGGGTCGGGGGGACCGGGTTGTCCTGGGATAGGTTTGGCCTGAAGAAGACGGGAGATAACATCCATCCCTTTGTCGCGGGCATCCATGTGCGGGATACGTTGACCTGGCATTCCGAGGAGCGTGACGAACTCGTAGATGTTAAGCGGATCGTCCATACCCCAGGCCTTGAGCAACTCGGCAGGTTTGTCAAGCATCCACATCAGGAGGTCGCGTTGCTGACCCCAAGTCATCGGGATGGCCTCGTCGGCTTCGAAGTGATACTGTCCATTCTTTAGGTCTTCGATTACCACGGCTACGGAATCGAACTTGCCAAACGAATTAGCCTTTTGTTTAGAGAAAGAAAGTATTCCCTCTTCGTTCTCGGATAGGAGATCGCACGCCTTTTTGTAAACCCCTTCGAGGGATTTGCCGATCATGACCCACACGACGGAGAGTTGACGGATCGCAGCGTTGGTTTTGAGTTCGGACTGGCGCGCGGTTGGATCGGAAGTATCGCCTCCCCAGATGATTTCGAGCAGCCCGGTGATCTGTTGCGAGGATTGTTCTACCTGTTGCCGGAATTGCGGGATCTGTTCGCTAAATTGCGGCGGGGTGGGACGGTAGATCAGATCCGCCAGGGTACCGCCCGGAGGACGAAGAGCGGGAATCAGGTCTAAGGGACTGGAGCGGCGCCGTTGATAGGCGTCAAGATCCACGCGGGTAGGGTCGGCAAATCCAGGCTCGTTAGACCGTTCAATGGTCTCGTTCGACTGGTTAAGTGTATTATTGAGAATGTCCTGGGTAATAATCCAGTCGTCCCCAACGGGTTCTCCCATAATTCGTTTGTTCGCGTCGGGGTGACATTCCTGCCAATGCGTATGTATGTTACGGTCTTCCAGATCGACAATCCGTCCTTTGACGGATGTGATCCGGAGACCGCGGGGGAAGTTCTCGTAGAGGAGTTGACGGACGGATCGGTCGTCGATCATCTCGTACATCTGCGGTTCCCAGTCGCGAATGCTTTCCGTCCAACGATTCTCACGTTTAGGACGAACGACGCCGATAGGAGAAGACATAGCGGAACGGACGGATTCGCCATACTGGCGCGAGGCGCTCTGATCGTCGAACGCCGTTTCGTCGGTAGAACCGTTGCGCATAAGTTCGCGCAGGTCTACGGTACCGTTCCGGCCGTTGTATTTGGAGAGGAAATAGGATTTGTGACGTTCCCGCTCGCTACCGATCCAATGACAGCCGTCGGTGCCTTCGATAGCATCTACGTCAAGCGGTACGTCTACCTCGGTGCCATCGGTAACGCGGATAACGAGAGATCCTTTGGGAACTTGGGCGGGAGGTAGTTCCTGCGGTACGGTTACCGGCGTCGGAGATTGCGGAGGAGCGCCAGGTGGCGGCTCGTCCGATGGGAGATTGACGCTCTCGGTAGATAGCTGCGGGACCGAACGGTAACCGTACTTGCGGCCGTCAACCTCCCATTCGATAGACCAGAACGAAGTACCGAAATTAAAGATGGAAAAGACCATCCAGAGGATCTTGATCTGAAGTCCGCAATGCTGACGGATGTAAAGCGCGGCATTGTTAGCGGCACGTGCGGCGGCGATATCGGACTCGTCTGAAGGATCGTTAGGAACCGCGACAGCGTTCGGTATACGCGTGCCGAGAACCGCCATGAACTTTCGTCCGTAACCTTTGTAATGGTTCTGGGTATAGTCGTAGACTCCTCCTCCCTGCCAGGATGGATCGGGATAAGCCGATCCGTCGATACCGGTCGCGTCGATCAGACCTTGGTAAAGAGCGGGAGCGAAATACGCCAGGTCGCGCCAGTACAAATAGTTTTTGTGAAATTTGCGTAAGAGCCAGACACGATCGATATCCGAATCGTCGTTCATCTCCGACGCGATGACGCGAGAGAGAGGTTGGGAGAGAATGGAGATCAGATCGAGTTTCGACGGGGCCGGGTTAGCGGAAGCGAGAGGTTCCATTTTTAGATATGAGAACCAAGGTCCAGGTTAGAAGCGAAGTCAGGTGTGCCAGGTCCTCCCGGGCCGTTCGGTCCATTAACGATAGGTCCGGAAGGAGCCCGTTTCTCGAGATTACTACCGAATTGCGGGTAGAACTTTTTCAGGATTGCCGTATCCATCGCGCGGTGAATATTTCGGGTTTCGCCCACCATCTGGCGCCGCGCCGCCTGAGATCCGGCCTCCATTGCGGCGGTCTCTAAAGACTCGCGGTATTGCTTGAGATCGGGAGGAGGAGGCTCTGTCCGCGATTCCAACAATTTAAGGTTGAGCGCGTCAAGACTTTTCAGACGTTCGGATATGAGCCGTTCGTTAAGTTCCTGAAGCCGGACGATCTCGTGTTCAAGCCGTTCGTTGACGCGTAAACGTTCGGTTGCCAGCGATTCGGCGGCGGCGGCCAACTTTTGTTGGAAAGCGAGGTCGGCACAAACACGCTGGTATGCGGTATCGAGTTCGAGATGATGCCGGTTTAAAGTAGTGAGTTCGCTGGTAAGAACAGCGACCCGGTCTAAATTACGGAATCTTCGCCAGAAGATAGAAGGCCAGTTCCAGGTACCGTTACGCATTTACGTCATTCCTCCACCACTCGTCCCGCCTCCCGTCGCGCCACTCGTCCCGCCGCCTTGATCGTCATCCCCTCCAGTTGACGGTTCTCCTTCGTCGGACTCGTTATCGTTCACCGGTTCGAAGTATTTCGCGCATGCGTCCTGAGGCGAGAACTGTCCCTCCACTTTGGAGCACGACCCGTCGTCCACGGAATAGTTCTCGCAGTCGATACAATGCGCGTCCTCGCGGACGACACACGCCTCGTCTGGAGAAGCTTTACCGGAACCGGCGTCGAGACCGGGAGGGGACATTCGGCCGGGCATTCGGCCGGGCATTCGACTACCCGCATCGTTCGGGTCGTTCGGGTCGTGCGGGTCGTGCGGGTCGTGCGGGATACCGATCATGATCGCCACACCTTTACCAGGGGTGCCGCTTGTTCCCGGAGGAGGCATTCGTTTCGCCATAAACTTTACTGTAGTCCAGTCAACACCTGATATACCAGCGTCACTATCACGACTCCATTACCCGTTGTCGGATTAGCACTAGTCGTAAGCACGATTGGCTGATTCAAGGCGGAAGAAGAAGTCAATCCTCCTTCTGTCGTAAATCCGTTTTGATACGCCACCGTGTTATTTGTTCCTGTTATATAAAGGGGAACACTCGTACTTATTCCAGCCCAGGTTAGATAGGCAGAATCGGAAAATGAATTTGAATAAGCGGTGGTTCCATAAACGTAGTTAGCTTCGTACGAAACCGGGATCAGTAGCGTCCCGGCTCCTGCCGCGGCTACCAAAGTAATCGGAGACGTATGAAGACTTAGTAGTGCGGCCGATGTCAACTCTATGGTAGCCACACTCGCAGGACCGCTCAGATCCGCGATGAAATTCAGGTTGTCTACAGGATTGAACAAGCCGAATAACACTAATCCAGGTTTACGTAAAGCCGCTTCGAAGTTCGCTAACTTACCGAATAGATTTGGGGCGCCCATCCCTAATACCCTCCCTTCCCTCACCCTCTAATGTTTTAGGTGTTCCGGCGAAAACGAAGGCGTAACTCTCTCGAACGGCAGGTTAAACGGACAACCGGACGGCATTTGCGACGGATCGTCCGGGTTGG